ATTATCGACGAAGCGCAAAACGGTGGTCAAAGTTATTCTAGTTTTCAACGAGAATATTGCGCTCAATTTACTGATGGAAGCGACAGCTATTTTAGTGCAAAAAAGATGCACGAATGTACCATACCCGATGGGGAAAGCCCCACAACATTGATAAAGGGTACCAAAGATAAAAAGTATATTCTGGCTATTGACCCCAGCTTTAGTAACAGCCCCAGTTCTGACTTTTTTGCCATGGCGGTATTAGAGTTGGACGAAGAAAAAAATCAAGGAACCTTAGTTCATAGTTATGCGGTCGCAGGCGGCGACCTTAAAGATCATATAGTATATCTTCATTACGTGGCTTCCAACTTTAATCTAGAAATGATTATTATTGATAATGCAGGTTATCAATTTCTTGACTCAGCGAACGAACACAAGCTCTTTAGGAGTAGTGGAATTAATTTAAAGTTTTTTAATTTTACAAGCGACAAGGAGGGGCAAGCTTATCAAAAAGAGCTTAGAACGGCGAGAAGAGAGTATAACAAAGAAGACGGCCGAATATGTTTTAAACAAAATTTTTCCACAGATTTTATTAGGAGAGGGAATGAATATCTACAGGCAAACATTGACCATAAAAGGACGTGGTTTGCTTCTCGAACAATTGCGAACGGAAGTGCCTTCAATAAGGCCGTGGCACAAAACATCGTTGGAGCAATAAAAAATACTGGGCATAGTAACTTGTTGGAATTTATAGAGATGCAGGATGCGCTAATTTATCAAACTAAGAAACAGTGTGCCTTAATAGAGGTTAAGAGTACGGCTAAGGGCACTCAATCTTTTGATTTACCACAGCACCTAAAAAGAAATGTCTCTGCGCATAGGGCAAGAAAAGATAATTACACAGTACTTATGTTGGGAAACTGGGCTATAAAGTGTTATTATGAGATATTAAGCTCAGATAACGAACAAATCGGAACTTTTAATCCGATATTAATAACATAATCTGTGTATATACTATTATATTTCAGGATTTTAGGATAAAGGGATGCCAACAAATTTAATTAAGCTCAAGCAGCTAGACAATAGTCAGATTTCTGGCTTCATCTTGAAGGTCACGTCTGGGTCCCCACTTAACGTAGGTGCAGATTTAGATATAAGTGGCACTTTACGTGTTACTGGAAACGCTTGGGTGGCAAGCGGTCTTAATGTTACGGATAGCTTAACCGTTAAAAACGGTCCTATTACCATTTCTGGAAATATAGTAAATGCGACCAGCGGTGATTTCGACATCGGTTCCAGCGGTAAACCATTTAAAAATCTCTATCTCAATAGCGGTATCGATATTAACGATAATGTCCTTAACGTAATAACATCTGGTAGCTATAAAGTTCTGACGCTAAATGACAAGCTCCTTTTTGCCGGAAATGTTGAAGCCGATATAGCTGGACCGACAGGACCAACAGGCTATACTGGTACAGCTGGCGCATCAATAAATACGGGAGCGACAGGTGATACGGGGCCGAAAGGATATACTGGTTATACAGGATATACCGGTTATACTGGCCCTTATGGTTTTACAGGTGATACAGGTGATACGGGTTATACGGGTATACAGGGTGAAGTAGGTGGCGTTCATTGGTCGGTATCACAAGGGGCTAGTTGTTTCACAAGTGCGGCTTCTAATGATTGTCGAGCGCACTACCCATATCTTATAGATGTAACGGGAACACCGGCATCGCCGACACCAACCCTGAGTGTCTTTAGGGGGTTCACTTATTATTTTTCACAAATAGATACCTCTAATAAAAATCAACTTTATTTGACAACCGGAACAACTGGCACCCTTGTAAATGGAGCTTATCGCCCCCCATACACAAAGGGTGTGTCAGTGTCCGGATATTTAAATTCGAGTAATGTATATAGCGACTCGATAGCTTACCCGGGCATAATAACATGGAAAGTTCCATTTGATGCTCCGGGCACATTATATTACGCTCCTCGCAACCACACACAGGGAACCGGAATGTGGTCGATTACAGGTTCGGGTGGATTCCCGGGCGGTAAAATTATCGTTACTAGTTTTGGCGAAGGTCCCACGGGTTATACTGGACACACGGGCCACACAGGACCGACAGGTTATACTGGCCCTCTCGGTAATGCGGCAAGTACCGGCGCAACAGGTTACACGGGGCATACTGGACACACGGGCCATACAGGACCAACGGGTTATTCTGGCCCCACTGGACCGAAAGGGTATACAGGAGATGACGGTAGTGCAGCTTCCACGGGCGCAACGGGTTACACTGGCTATACGGGACATACGGGGCATACAGGCTATACAGGATTCACTGGTCCCGCTGGAGGCGTATTTCATGGTGTGAGAGTCACCGGGGTAGTTCCTCATTCAAAATACGTCATTGACAATATAAGCGAAAAGCCTCTTCATTTTGTTAAGGGGTTTGCTTATTATTTCGGACAAGATGACCCGAGCAACATTGGCCACAGAATATATATAACAACCGAATCAGATAGTAATGCCGGAGAAGACCCTTATACGAGCGGTGTAGAATTTATTGGCACCCCGGGTTATGCAGGTGGATTTACTAAATTCATACCCCCGTTGACAACGAACATAGAGACCTTTTACTATCAAAGTCAAGGAGTAAATGATGATCACGATATGGGTAGTGTGATAACTGTTGGTTCTGAAGGGCCCACGGGTCATACGGGATATACTGGTTCCACAGGGCCTACTGGCTACACTGGTTATACTGGTCCTACGGGTTATACTGGAGATGATGGCGACGCAACAATTACAGGAGCCACAGGTTATACAGGTTATACTGGTCCTACGGGCTATACCGGTCCTGATGGAAATGCTTTTAATACGGGAGCAACCGGTCCCACTGGCTATACAGGTCCCACCGGCTATACAGGTCCCACCGGTTATACCGGTTATACGGGTTACACAGGAGGTACTGGTTATACAGGCGGCGCTGGAGGTGATAGTCAAAATTATATTTTTGATTCAGGCACTTCAGATGCGGATCCCGCAGGAGGACAGATACGCTTTAACAATGCTACGCTAGCAAGCGTAACGTTAATTTATATTGACGACAATAATCAAGCTGGGACAAGTGTTACTGCTTGGTTAGATACTTTCGATGATAGCGACGGTCAAGTTAACAGAGGTACAATAAAGGTATTTAAAGAGCATGATCCAAGTCAATACGCAATCTTTAATGTCGACGCTGCGAACGTAACCGCTTCTACTTATAGAAAAATTTCAGTAGCACACGTCGTTAGCAACGGGTCTTTCTCTGATGCTGACGAAGTGATTGTGAGTTTCAGTATGCGTGGTCTTGCCGGTTCTGCTGTAGCTACGGGCGCAACAGGCTATACTGGGCCTACCGGTTATACGGGTTATACTGGAGATGCTGGGTCGGCGGTGAACACGGGTTCAACGGGTTATACAGGACCTATAGGGCCTACCGGTTATACAGGCCCCACGGGTTATACAGGTCCAGCGAGCACCTTCATGGGGTTAAGCAGTGTAATTACCTTGACAGGGAATCGATCTAGTGATACACATATATTTAACTGTAGTAATATCGGGGGTGCTGATATATTCCAGTGCAAGTTCGACGAAGTGGTTGCGCATGGAAGTACCTATATCGATTTTACCGACGCTAGAACCGGACAAGTTATAATGTTTGTCGTAAAACAAGCTGCGATAGGGGGCAAGACTCTTAATTGGCCAAGTACCGTTAAGTGGCCCGAGAATATTGTTCGGGCGCAGACGGCATCACCGAATGCTGTTGATAGTTATACTATCGTAAGAATTTTAAACGATGCAGATGGAAACCCAGTTTATCTATTGACCGATTCTCCGGATTATACATTTAATTTCCCTAGTTAAAAATGAGCACTAAAAAGACAACTCCGAAAAAGACGCCAGCTAAAAAAGCTACGGCCCAAAAAAAAGAGGAAGGGATAACTCCCTTGCTGAGCTCTTTCGATGAGTCCTTCGCTGGAGTAACTCAATCGAGGAGAAATAAGGCAGGGAGTATTGATCGTACAGACAAGTATAAAAATATTGACGACGGACTGGTACCCTTTAAGACTGGTAATTATGGGGGAACGTCTACCTTTAATGTCAGAGACGCTGTAAAGCTATGTCAAAAGGCTTATTATAATTTTTCAATTTTTAGACACTGTATCGATATGATGACGGAGCTCTCAGTTAGTCCGATTTATTACCAAGGAGGAACAAAAAAATCTCGTGAATTCTTTGAGGCATTTTTTAACAAGATAGATATATCAAGTTTGCAAGATCAATTCTTCAGAGAGTATTAC